GCGCCAAAGAGACTGTTAAGATTAATCTTTTTAACGAGCTGTCGTTTGTCCCAATATTCTTCTTCAACTTTGTTTCCAGCTTTGATCGCATCTTTTAATTTGGCCTGCATTTCCTTGCGTTCTGCGTACCACCTTTTAAGTAGCCCTGGAATTATACCTTCTTTTTCATAGGTGAAGATAGTACCATTTGCCGAAAGCATCCAGGGCTGGTTGCTTTCAAAAATCAATCTATACACTTCAGCGGCCGATAATACATCACTAGAACCATCTTCCCAGTCGATAGTAATATCAGTACCGATCTCTTGATCCATTACTGCTGTGTATTCTAAACTACCAAATATACCTTCCCAAGAACCTGCAAAACTAGAACCCTTTGCCATTTTAGTGTCGATATATTCTTCGGTCATTGATTGTCGCAATTGACCTATAATAGTTTCTGGCCCCATATTTAATGCACGAATAGCACTAGGATATAGGCTATTAATGTCTAATGAACCTATCCAGTCATGAATACCTTCTTTTGGAACTGCTACATACGCACCGGCGGCCGCAGTATTTTCATCTCTGTCATCTTTTTTAGTTCGATTAGGAACTTGGAAACCTCTACGATGTGCTTCGTTAATAATAGCCTGTTCGGTAACAGCTACCGCGCCCATTGTGGTTTGTAGCAATACTGTATTTTCATGTGCCAACGTATTGGCAAGGTCCATGAACTTTAACTTTTTGTCTAAGTCGTCAAGTAGTTTACAGTCATTAATGTTGTATTCAACAAATGTTCTAAAGTCATTGTTGTATAATTGATCTAGGGTACCTTCGTACTGGGTTTTGCGTTGGTTTAATTCGTATTCGGCAATAGCATCCAGTCGATAACTGTGGCGTTCTTCATATGTGTATTTGCGATACAGTTCGAGATAGTCCAAGTGTACACGACCGATGTAATCATATGTTGTACTAGTACGACCATATTTTTCGTATTCACGTTTTTTTGGTAGTTGATCGAACAAACAAAATCGTCTTGTATCTTCTTTGCTCAGTGCTTTAATAACACGATTAGTAGTATATGGTACGTCAAAACCTTCTGAGTTCCACCCACTAATAACATCTGCATCTTTAATCAAATCCAAAAACATATCCAGCAAATCTGCTTCGTTATCAAACAGATATGTATTGGGAAAGTCCTTGACCATCTCCTTGGCATCCGCCATCTTGAGTTTTTTAGGAGGAATAGCCAAGCATACCATAGTTTCTAACCATTGTAGGTAGACAGCAATCGCGGTAATTGGCATAAATGCATCGTCTGGACTAGCATAGCCACGCTCTGGATCAAAGTCTACCTCAATATCGAAAAATGCTACATTTAGTTTAGGAGCATCTTGATTTAGATAGTTTTCGCTTAGTGTTACAAAGATTGGATTAATGTCCGATTCAAACATTTCCTTGCCACTATTAATGGCTTGTTCTTTGCGTAGTTCTTTTGTGTTTTTACAGACAATGCGTGTTAGTGCATCTCCGTAAATTGATTGAAATTTGCCGCGAGGGTCTTTTACATAAAAAGTGTGACGTACAGGAATATCTCTGAATTCTCTGTCGCCTTTCTTATTGCGTTCAACCACACGAACGATATCGTTCTCGCGGTCAAACCATGCATCTACATAGCTCATGTTTACTCTCCTATGTCACTTGAGGCTGACAAATACCTTTATGCGACTTATTGGCTCGCGAACCTTTCTTAACAATATTTATTAGATACGTTTAGTGATATCTAAAATTGCTTCAATTTCTTCCCAATCTGCATTATGCGCTTGCCAATCGCCTTTATGAGCAATCTTGATAGCTTTGTTGATAACACTGGGTTTAACTTGCAGTTCTTCTGCTACTGCTTTGACTGTTTCTTTCAAGCCTTCAGACAAGTCTTCGATTTCACGTAGCACTGTACTACCTTCTGAAATCAAACGCTCTAATTTTGCCTTTTCTTCTGCACCGTAACTGCGTCCTGACATATAAATCTCCTATATACATAGCCTATTATATACTAATTATCTTGAAACTACAACCTTTAGAGGTGGAAATGGCAGAAATTAATCTGCCATTTTGTTTGATCAACCGCGGGCTATTTTCAACCAGCGAGCTAATTCGTTATCGGATGATTCTTTAACAGCTGGGTTTGATGCAGCTCCTGCTCCGCCACCATCTTTGTAAACTTTTAATGTTGGATCTGGAGTAGTTGTACCTGCTGGTGCAGCCGCGCCTTTGTTATCTGCTGGTGGAGGTTGCATAACATTTGGTGCACCTGTATCATTCTTAGCATCCATTGCCGATTGAGCAGCACTAGCATGTTCAGCTTTGTCTAATACAGCTTGGGCATGTTGTGTAGCTTGAATCCATTCTGGACTTTCATCATCACCGTGTTGTAATTCTAAATCATGAATTTGTTTAACCAACGCAGCTATTTCTGGAGTCATTCCTCCTGTAGCTGGAGTAGTTGTAGTTCCAGGAGTATCTCCTGCTCCACCTGCTCCACCTGCTCCACCTGCTCCACCACCAGTGGTAGTTCCTGCTGATGCTGCACCACCACTCATTGCGTTATAAGCTAACGCACCTGCTCCTAAAGCACCTGCACCAAGTGCCGCATTACCTGCGTTATTTCTTACGGCACTACCTATCTTTTGTCCTTTGAGCGACGCGCCTGACAGACCTCTTTCAGCGCCATTTCTTGCCAGACTTGCAGCTTGGTCAGGTGTATACTTTAATTCTTTGTTTTTGCCACGGCCTATAGTTTGCGCCGACAATTTATCGAATGATTTTTGATATGCCGCTTGATCAATAGGGTTGGCCACTTTTTTACCTGTTAGTCCCTTCCAAGCCGCACCGCCAAAGTCTTTAACAGCATCTATTGCACTGCCAAGTCTACTTACCTCAAGCACCACTTCTCTTCCTTTAACACTTTCCCAGATAACATCCAAGGTCAAACGATCGGTAACGATTTCACCGTCCACATTATATACATTTGCATTTTCATCAAAATAATATTCATCATCTAAACTTTGTTCAATCATTGCTCTAGCTTCAATTAGTGCCAAACGTTGTTGTAATGTTTTAATATCTTCAGATACCGTTGATTCAGACATACCAAATTGCTTCATAGCGGCTTGAGTAGCCGGACCCATAATACCGTCTGCGGTAATTTTAGCACCTTTTTTAATCAACTGTTGTTGTAGTGCAAATACTTTTGGATCGCCTTTAGTTGTTCCTGCTGGAGCAGCTGCACCGTGTTGCCAGCCTTTAGGTAATATTTTATCAAGATCACCATCTCTGTAAGAATTTACTGCATCGAGTCCAAGCCCAACGGCTGTGCCTACAACTGGTACTAAATTGGCTAAACCACTTGCACCTGAAATACCAGCACCAACATAGTCACCTTTCTTATAACGACCGTATGCATCGGCTGCATTAAATGCCAGTCCCGCGCCAGGTACAGCTTTGCCTAACAATTTGGCAGCACCCATTTTACCAAACTTTTCAGCGCCAAACTTACCTACGTCAGCAGCCAAACCGGTAGTGCCTGCAACATCTTTAACATCATTGACATCTAATTCTGCTAGATATTCGTCTTCAAACTCGTATCCAAAACCTTCGGTCAACTCTCTTGCTATACTTTCGGGTACATACTTTTGATATAATTGTTTAGCTGCATCAGTACCACCAGCAGCCAATCCTCCAATACCCATTCCAGCTCCACCACCTAATGCTTTACCAGCTAGTGCGCCTGCTCCAGTCGCTGCGGCTAGTTCACCCCAGTTAAATGGTTTGCCTGTCTTAGGATCAATTTTAGTTGGCGGAGTTGTAGTAGCAGGTGTAGTTGTAGTAGCAGGCGCAGTACCGCCGCCACCTGCTAATGCTTTCTCTAGTTGTGCAACTAATTCTGCTAGTTTTTTAGCATCGTCGTTACCTTTTGGACCAGCAACTGGCTTGTTTGGATCTTGTGTCGGTGCAACCGGATTTAATACTAAATCGTTTAATTGCTTGGGATTAACAGCAGCTTGTCCGTCTTTATTGATGATTTCTAATCCAGCAGTTTTTAGAATATTAAAGAATTCAGGTTCTTGACCTTTTCTATAAAAATCGTATGCGTAAGGTTTAGCAGTTCCTCTAAACGCATCTTCTCCGGCATCACCGTAAAAAATCCCACCTGATTTAGGTTCAATAGCATTTTGCAAACGTCCAATTTGGTTCAATGGGATTGATGCCATTTGTTTAACTTTTTCGGCAGCAGAGGCACGAGCATCATCTGCTTTGAATTTATCATACTGTGCTCTAGCATCATCTGCTTCTGCAATAGTATCTAGTTTGTTCATTAAATCTCTTAGGTTCATTTTTTTATTCCTGTAACTGAGCACTTGGGAACTAGTTTGCCATCCTTAGTTTGCATCCCTGTTTGTGTTTGTCCTGCACGACATGTACTTGTCTTTGTCTTTGCTTTAATTTTTGTTTTAGTTGGTTTAATAGTAGGCATAACCGCTTCGCCGATATGCTTATCTATTCCACGACTTTTAACTCCGCCTTTCTTACGAGTAGCGGCAAGTTCAGCAATGCCATGACGAATTTGTTCAATGTTCATTGCTAGCTCATCAAAGTTGCGGGCAATGCTCTCCCAACCTAATGCGCTGTCTGTTTGTGCTCTTTCTGCTAGGTCTTTTAATTGACCGGCGGCACGTAACATGCGAGTTTTTAATTTAGCAGGATTAGCACCTTGATGACCATATACTGTAGGATTCATAGGATCTTCTGGATCCATTTCGATAGGTGTTTCGCCTAAACTTAAATGACCGCTGTCTGGAATATTACTCTGCATGCCTGGTGCACCTGGACCAGGTTTAAATCCCATGCTATGATTTTCTTTCATCAATACACGTTCAGCAATAGTCTGACTGTATTGTCTAATTAATTGTTGACGTTCTGTACGTTCTTCAGCAAGTTCTTGTTCTACTTCATTAAAAAATTTATTAAGCAAACTTGGTTTACGTACAACAACGGGAGCAGGTTCTGTATTTTGATAATGTTGCATGGCCATTTGTACTGGCAATGAAACCTTGTGAGGATTTTTACCTTCGTTAAGAATTTGCATACTAGCGTTCTTGTCTACAATAGACAAGAACTTAGCCATGTCATTAGCGCCGACTACAGGTTTTGTAGCCACGCCATCCATTGCCTGTAGTATGCGCTTCATGTCCATTGGATTATCCCAATAGGCGTTTTGTCAATGCACGAATCTGATCAACTTCGCGATTTTCAACCAATGCTGGTTTTTCTGCACGATTCAAACGACCAGTTAATTCGCGTAAACGTGATACGTCTGCAGACTCGTTAACAGCCTTGCACTTAGGGCAAGTGCAATCTGGACCGCACTCTTTTAATTTGCCAGCTTTCTTAGCAGCAGCAATTTTGCTACCTAAGTATTCGTCCTTACCAGATTCTACTTTACCGTCACCGTCGTAATCTTTATCAGCTTTCTTTTCAGCAGCCTTCTTTTCTTCCAAATAAGCAGTGGTTTCTTTGATGTTCTTCCACATAGCGGCAGCGGCAATCTTCTTGCCTTTTTCACCACCACCTGCACTCTTGGCCACTTTGTCAAAGCTCTTACCTGGTTTACCAATGTCTCCACCTGCTTTAGCTTTTTTAA